TATTGATTGAATTGGCAATTGCCACATCAATTCCAATGTCGGAATGGGAAAGCGCGGAGCAGATATTAACCGCAGTTGAGATTTTAAAGGAGCGCAAAAATGACTGATTCTGATGCTTATAATAAGCAACAATTAAAAGTCATAATTAAAGTAATTGGCGCAATGGATGATGAAGCAATCGCCCAATCCAAAAAAACATCAAGTGCGTTGGTTGAATATGTGCAGAAAAAAATCATTGATGCATCAGGTGAAACTCAAAATAAAATTGATGATCCAATTGCTAAGGGATCGCGGGTTAGTAAATCATCCAAAATTGGTGAATTGAGCCTGGGATTTGCAGCTCAAAAATACAGTGGTGGTGGCACTACGCAGCAACTATGGGGCGGGGCTGAATTTGGATCAAATAAATTCAAACAATTTCCAGCCTGGTCAGGAAAATTTGGTAAGGGTTCACGGGGCTGGTTTATTTATCCGACACTACGCAGGGAGCAACCTTATATTTTGGATCAATGGGAAAATGCATTTGATCAGATCATTAAGGAATGGTAAATGGCAACCCAATCGCGCACACTCAAACTCTCAATCCTTGCAGAAACAAAGCAATTAGCAGATGCATTAAAAGGATCACAAAAAAATGTTGAATCATTTGGCGATCAATTAACTGATTTTGGCAAAAAGGCTGCACTGGCATTTGCAGCCGCTGGAGCAGCAATTGGAGCGTTTGCACTTAAATCAGTGCAGAATGCCGCAGCGGATGAAGGCGCACAAAGAAAACTGACCGAAACATTACAGAAAACTACAAATGCAACAACTGCACAAATTGCAGCCGTTGGTCAATATATTGATAAAACATCAATTGCCATTGGTGTGACTGATGATGAATTGCGCCCAGCATTTAGCAGATTAGCCCGCTCAACAAATGATGTGCAAGCCGCCCAGGATTTATTAAATTTGGCGTTGGATGTTTCCAGTGCAACGGGCAAACCGCTTGAAGCCGTGGCAAATGCATTGGGCAAGGCTTATGATGGCAATGCAGCATCATTGGGCAGGCTGGGTTTAGGCATTGATGCATCCACATTAAAATCAGGAAACTTTAATGATATTTTTAAACAATTAACAGGAACATTTGGTGGATTTGCTGCCAATGAAGCACAAACAACTGAGAAAAGTTTTGTGCGAATCAAAATTGCAATTGATGAAGCGCAGGAAAGAATTGGCGCAGCATTGCTGCCATTGACTGAAAGATTAACTGCATTCATATTAAATACTGCCGTGCCTGCATTGAATGCATTTGTTGGTGGATTAACTGGGGATCAAGGCGTAAGTGATGCATTCACAGAATCAGAAAGAAATGCATTTGCATGGGGTGAGCGTGTCAAGTCAGTAATTCAAACCGTGGTTAATTTGAAAGATGAATTAATTATTTTAGCAGGAATTATTGGCACAATATTTGTGGTGTCAAAAATATCAGCCGCAGTGACAGGAACGATTGCTGCAATCACTGCATTAGTTAAGGCATACAATGCATTAAAGGCATCAGCGATTGTTGCAGGCGTTGCAACTTATTTTGCATTAAATCCATTGGCAGGGGTTGCAGCCGCAGCCATTGCCGCAGGTGTCTTAGCAGCTGCAAACAATTTAATTAGTCGCTCAGATATTGATGTGGGAAATTTTGACATGGGATCAGTGACTGGCAGCGGTGGATTTAGCGGTGTGCCATTCTCAGGGGCTGGGGGTTCAGGTTTCGCAGGTGGAGCAGGCGGTGGTGGTGGAGCAGGCGGTGGTGGTGGAGCAGGCGGTGGTGGTGGCACTGGGGGCGTTATTCAAGGCGCAGTCAATTTGCCTGATCTAGTCAAAAAACTGCAAGGCGTATCAGATAAAATTGCCGATACCACATTTTTGCTGGCAACAGATGCAATTAGTTCAAAAACCGCGCAAAAACAATTGGATGCATTACAAAGAGAATTTAGAGTATTAGAGCGACAGGGTGAATTGGTCGCTGCAATGGAAAGCCCAATTGGGGGCGGATTTACCGATTCACAAAATGCTGCAAGGCAAGCCGCTCAAAATGCATCTACAAACATCACCGTGAACATGGGCATTGTTGGCGATCCTGAGGGAGCAAAACGCGCCATTATAGATTTACAAAATGAGGGATTTTATCGGGGCACGGGCGGCGGCAACTTATTGCAGGGGCTTAAATGAGCCAATGGAATCCAATTTGGAAACTGGAAATCAATGGTGTTGATTACACCAATTTAATTCTGAGCAATTTAACAATTACTAGCGGGCGAACCGACATTTACAGTCAGGCAAATGCAGGTTATTGCAACATTGAATTAATTAATTTAGATCAAACTAATTACACATTTGCCATTAATGAATCAATTTCCATTTCAGTGCAAGATTCAACTGCAACATTTGTGCCGATATTTGGCGGAACAATTACTGATTTGACAATTAGTGTGTCAGAGATTGGCTCAGTTGCATACGCTCAAACATACACAATGATTGCATTGGGTGCATTGAGCCGATTGCCGCGAATTATTACCACTGGCATTTTGCCACATGAATTTGATGGTGATCAGATTTATCGGGTGTTATCAGAGATTTTATTTAATCAATGGCAGCAAGTGCCCGCAGCTGAAACATGGGCTGCCTATGATCCAACAGTGCAATGGCAAGGGGCAGAAAATAATGGATTAGGTGAAATTGATCAGCCAGGTGATTATGATTTGGCAGCCCGTTCATCCAGTGTTATTGATGTTTATTCATTGGTTGCAGGGCTTGCCACATCAGGATTAGGGCAACTTTATGAGGATGCACAGGGTCGGATTTCATACGCTGATTCAACACACCGCAGCCAATATTTATCAGCAAACGGTTATGTGGATTTAGATGCAAATCAAGCCAATGGCAAAAATCTACAAATACGCACCCGCAGTGGTGATGTGCGAAATTCAATAACTTTAAAATACGGGGCAAATTCTAATAATGAGGTTTCAGATTCTGACCCTGCATCAATTGCCTTATACGGTAATTTATCGCAAATTATAAATACCACATTGCACAATCAGGCTGATGCCGAAACACAGGCAGCGTTTTATTTAGAATTACGGGCATACCCAAATGCCCAATTTAATCAATTTGCATTTGACCTGACCAACCCCGAAATTGATGATTCAGATCGGGATGCCCTGATAAACACATTTATGGGGCAGCCGCTTAGGGTTTCCAATTTGCCACTTAACATGAACTCAGGTGAATTTTTGGGATTTGTTGAGGGCTGGACATTTGCAGCCGCTTACAATGAATTATCACTCACCATGAATGTGTCACCCCTGGCATTTAGCCTGCAAGCATTCAGATGGGAAAATGTGCCAATTGTTGAACAATGGCAGGATGTCACCGCAACATTGGATTGGGCAAATGCTACAATCCTTTAATAGAGTAGGAGCAAATAAATGAGTAATCCAACAACACCATTTGGCTGGCAAATGCCGACAAACACAGATTTGGTCACAGACTTACCAGCTGATTTTGAAGTGTTTGGTCAAGCCGTTGCAACATCAATGCAAGATTTATTAGGCGGCACTACTGGGCAATTGTTAAGTAAAGCATCAGGCACTGACATGGATTTCACATGGACAACACCAAACCCAGGTGACATCACAGGCGTGACCGCAGGTGTTGGAATTAGTGGTGGTGGCACATCAGGTGATGTGACAGTCACAAACTCAATGGCAACTGCAATGACCACATCAGGAGATTTAATTCAGGCAACTGGATCAGGAACATTTGCAAGATTAGGCACTGGCACAAATGGGCAGTATTTAACAACAAATGGCACAACAAATTCATGGGGCACAATTAATGCAGGTGGAATGACTTTAATTAGCACTACTACTTTAACAGGTGCATCAGTAACACTTTCATCAATTCCATCAGGTTACAATAGTTTGGAATTAAGAATACTTAACTTCTTACCTGCTACTGATAACGCTTATTGTAAATTAAGAATAAATGGCGACACAAATACTAGATACAATCAATTTTTTGCTGATTCACCAAATAATGAAATCTTTGTGTCTTACGATTATTTACAGATAACTAAAGGAAACGACAATTCATTAAATTATGGATTATCAATTATTGGTTTCCCAGATTATGCAAGCACTAATCGCTGGAAAATTGGAACAACTTTTGGAATAAATGTTAATGCTACTACAACAACAAATTTCAATTTTTTGGGTTATACAGGCAAATTTGCTTACAATCAATTACCAGCAATTACTTCTTTAGACTTATTTCCCGATTCTGGAAACTTCACATCAGGCACAGCACTACTTTACGGAGTTAAATAATGACTAAAACAAAACCACAGGTAAAAATTGTTAATTGCGAAACTGGCGAAGAAATTGTCAGAGATGCAAACGCTGATGAAATTGCTCAAATGGAATTGGATGCTGCTAATGCTGCAAGCAGACAAGCCGAAACCGAAGCAAAAGCCGCCCAACGCCAATCAATCCTAGACAAATTGGGATTGACAGCTGATGAAGCACGGTTATTGCTGGGCTAATGTTTAGTCAAAATGGCTGGGTTGCATCTGAGGATCAAAATGCAATTGGCATCAAATCATTTCCAGTGCCAGGCACAAAGATTAAATTGCGGTGCGCTGAAAAAGTTGCGCCATTGCTTGTCACATTTGCTGCCGAATTTCATGCACACATTGAACCAATTGATGAAGGGGCGTTGGATGATTGGGGTTATTGTTTCAGGAATGTGCGCGGGGCAACTGACAAACTCAGCAATCATTCATCAGGCACTGCAATTGATTTAAACGCAACTAAGCACCCATTGGGTCATGCAGGCACATTTACGCCAATGCAAACGGTAATGATTCAAGCACTATGCAAAAAATATGGATTAACCTGGGGTGGTAATTACAAAAACCGCAAGGATGAAATGCATTTTGAGGTTTCAGTAAATGAGGCGCAATGCGCTGCATTAATTGAAAAGTTAAACCTAGTGAAAGGTAAATAATGGATAAATTAAAACCGTTGGTTGCCAGTTGGTTGCGATCTTATATTGCAGCCGCATTGGCAGTTTATATGTCAGGTGGTAATTTGCAAGCAATGGCAATGGGTGGCGTTGCAGCAATTGTGCCCGTGCTGATCAGGTATTTAAATCCTAATGATGCAGCATTTGGCGTTCAATCTAAATAATGAGAAAACTGATTGGGTTGGTGTTAATCGCATCAGCCCTTTCAGGATGTGGTTATGATGGATGGGTCAGATACCCGTGCCAGGAATTTGAAAACTGGGAAAACAAAGAATGCAAACCCCCGCA